GTCGGACTCCGGCTTCTCTCCCCGGAACGGCGCGGATTCGGTCGGGCTCGTGCCGCCGCGTCTGGAAACGCCGAGGCCTGCGGAGGTTACCGGCAGCTACGCCGGCGAGGCGATCGGCTGGATACGTGATTACCTCGGCGCGGAGCTCCGCCCGTGGCAGCGCTACGCCCTGACGCGGATTCTCGAACATCGCGCCGACGGCTCGCTCCGTTGGCGCCGCGTGATCGTCACCGTTTCCCGCCAGTCGGGCAAGAGCGTGCTCGCGCGCGGCATTTGCGGCTGGCGCGTCGGCGCCGCCGACGTGTTCGGCGAGCCGCAGGAGGTTTTGCACGTCGCCAACCTCCGCTCGACGGCGCACCGGATTTGGAAAGAGGCGGCGCGCGAGCTCGAGCGCTCCGCCGGCGCGAGCGTCCGGCGCGCGAACGGGCAGGAGGCCGTCGAGCTCGCCGACGGCTCGGCATGGCGGCTCGCCGCGTCAAACCTCGACGGCGGCGTCGGCTCGAGCGTGTCGCTCGCGTTCGTCGATGAGGCGTGGCGGGTGTCCCGCGATGTCGTCGACGGCTCGATCGCGCCGACGATGCTCGAGCGGTACTCGCCGCAAATGATCCTCGTTTCGACGGCCGGCGACGGCGGCTCGACGCTTCTCCTCGAGGACCGCGAGCAGGCGCTCGGCGAGCTCCACGAGCCCGACACGGCCCGCGTGCTCCTCCTCGAGTGGTCGGCGCCGCCGGACGCTTACGCCGACGACCGCGACGCCTGGCGGCTCGCGTCGCCGCACTGGACACGGCAGCGGCTCGACGCGCTCGAGCACGCCTACGCGACGACCCCGGAGAACGAGTGGCGCCGGCAGTACCTCAATCAGTGGGTGCAGGCGTCGCGGTCCTGGGTCGCGCCGGCACAGTGGGCGGAGCTCGCCGAGCCCGGGCTCGAGCTCGCGGCGCGGCCTGGCACCGTCGCGATCAACGACCGCGACGGCGCTCCCGGCCCGTGCGGCTACGTGCTCGCCGTCGACGGCGGCGAGCTTGTGCACGTCGTCGGCCGCGCGTTCCCGACCCGTCGGGCGATGTGGGCGGCGCTCGAGGAGCTGACGCGCGAGCGGCGCGGCGTCCGGCTCCTCTACCCGGCCTCGTTCGCCGAGCACGTCGCGAAGCTACGCGGCGTCGACGCCGTGAAAGTCGGCACCGCCGAGCAGCGGGCCGGCTACGGCCCGACCTTGGCGGCGCTCGTCGACGCGCGGATTCGGCATGACGGCGACGCCGAGCTGACCCGGCAAATCCTGACGGCGACGCCGGTTACCGTTCCCGACGTCGGCACGACGCTCTCGGCGAAGCGCTCTCCCGGCCCGATCTTTCTCGCGCGCGCGGCCGTCTGGGCGATCGGCTCCGAGCTCCGCCCGGACCGGCGGCCGCGTGCGCTGATCGCCGGCGCCTAACTCGTTCCGCCGATCGGCGGAGGGTAATCGCCGCGTCGGCGCGCGATACTCGACGTCGTGAATCTGAGCGTCGCCGAGCTGCTCCTCGCCGGCATCCTCGCTTGCCAAATCATCCTCGTGATTCACTTCACGACGTGAGGCTTCGCCGCGCGCCGGCGATGCTCGAGGCGGCGCCGCCGGCGGCACGGCTCGCGCGTTACCCGGCCGCCGTGTTCCCGACGGCGACGGCGCTCGAGGTAGCGGAAAGCGCCTGGATCTCCGAGGGCGTTTCCCGTGAAATGGCGCTCTCGATTCCGGCCGTCGTCGCCGCGCACAAGTGGATCGTCGGCACCGTGATCCAGCTCGGCGTCAAGCGCTCGCGCGGAAGCGAGCTCCTCGAGCCCGACTATCTGCTCTCGAAGCCGGACCCGTCGACGACCTGGCCGGCGACGATCGGCGGCACCGTCGACGACCTACTGTTTTACGCGCGCGCCTACTGGCGCGTGCTCGACCGCGATTCCGAGGGCTACCCGAAGCGCGCGCGCTGGATTCCGCAAGTCGACGTTACCGCCGACACCCGCTCGACTGGCGGCCGCTACGCGGAGCTGCTCGGCTACAGGATCGCCGGCGAGCGCGAGCGCGTCGCCGTCGACGACGTTATCCGTTTCGACTCGCCGCTACCGGGGCTCCTCGACGTCGGCGGCCGCACACTCGCGGCCGCGATCGAGCTCGAGCAGGCGGCGCGCCGGCTCGCCGCCGTCGAGCTCCCGGCCGGTGTGCTCACGAATACCGGCGCGGAGCTCTCGCAGGACGAGCTCGACGAGGCCGTCCGTCATTTCGCCGCGCAGCGGCGCGAGCTCGGCATCGCCGGCCTACAAGGCTGGACCTACGATCGCGCCGACGTCAACGCAAACGATTTGCAGCTCGTCGACGCGCGCGCGAACGTCGCAACCGACGTCGGCCGGCTGACCAATGTTCCGGCACCGATGATTTCGGCGAGCCCGTCGGGCGGCGCGAGCGCGCTCCTCTACTCGAACCTTTCGCAGCAGCTCGCCGTACTGATTTCCGGCGCCGTGTCGCCGCACCTGATCGTGCTCGAGGCGACGCTCTCCGACGCGCTCCCGCGCGGCCAGTCCGTCGCGTTCGACGTGCAGGCGTTCCTACGCTCCGACCCGACGGCGGCCGCCGAATACGCGATCAACCTCAAGACGGCAAACATCGTCACGACCGACGAGTCGCGCGGATTTCTCGGCATCGCGCCGGCCGGCGACGCTACTCCCGACGTCACACCCGGAAAGGTCTAGATATGAGACTCGATTTCGCAATGGACGTCCTAGCCGCCGATACCGTCGGCCGCACAATCGAGGGCGTCGTCGTTCCCTACGGCGAGGCGGCCCGGATCGCCGGCCGTTCCGTCACGTTCGAGCGCGGCTCCGTGCACCCGCTCCGGGCCCGGACGCCGCTGCTCCTCGATCACGACCGGAAACAGCCCGTCGGCGTGCTCGCCGCGCTCGTCGACGGCGCCGCCGGCGCCTACGCGCGTTTCCGTGTCGACGAAACGCCGGCCGGCGACGAGGCGCTGACGCAAGCGGCGTCGGGCTCGCGCGGCGCGTTCTCGATCGGCGCCGAGCTCGAGGAGTACGACGAGCTCGCCGGCGGCGCGCTCTCTGTCCGTTCGGCCGGCGTCGTCGAGGTTTCGCTGCTCGCGTTCGGCGCGTTCGCCGGCGCGCAAGTGCAGCGCGTCGCCGCCGGCGAGCTCGTCGAGGACGGGGCCGAGGAGGAGCCCGAGGACGAGCCCGAGGACGAGCCAGACGAGCACGACGACCAGGACGACGACCAGGACGACGACCACGACAAAGAGCACGACGACGAGGAGGGTAACGCAATGTCAACCGAGGCAACTCACGGCGCGCCGATGATTCTCGCGGAGCGCGAGCGCGCGCCGCGCGAGCTCTCCGCCGGCGATTTCGTCGCGCTCACGATTCGCGCGCAGCACGGCGAGCCCGAGGCGCGCCGCTACATCGCCGCCGCGCTGACCGAAAGCATTTCGACCGATGTAACCGGCCTGCTCCCGCCGACATACGAAACGACCGTGATCGGCCGGCGCGCGGTCGATCGGCCGCTTTACACCGCGTTTCGGGGCCGGCCGATTCCGTCGGTCGGTCTGAATGTCGTTAAGCCGAAATGGACGACGCACACGGCCGGCGCCGAGGCCGCGACGGTCGACGCCGACGCAACCTCGACGAAAGTAACGCTCGCGACTCAGACGGCGACCGTGAAGCGTTGGGATTGGGCCGGCGCGATTCCGTGGGTTGTGGTCCAGCGTTCCGACCCGTCGATCGTCGACGAGATTTACGCCGACGCCGTGGAGGGCTTCTACCTCTACGTCGAGGGCAAGATCGGCGGGCAGCTCCTCGCCGCCGCGACGGGCACGTCCGTCACGATTGGCGCCGCGCTCGCCGAGTTCTACATCGCAACCGGCAACCAGCGCACCGCCGAAGTGATCGTGATGGCGCCTGACGTTTGGGGCAAGTTCGCCGACAAAAGCGCGCTCTCGTCGAGCATCGTCGTCGGCGGCGTCGACGGCGCCGGCGGCTTTAGTGCGACGCTCGCGGGTATCCCCGTCGTCGTTTCCGGGACGATCACAGCGGCGCATACGATCCTCGCGACGCGCCGCGCGGTCGACGCGCGCGTAACCGAGCCTGTCCGGCTGACCGCAAACGCAATCGGCGCGCTGAACGTCGAGCTCGCCGTCGTCGGCGAAGGGCTATTCGACACCGACTACCCGGCCGAAATCCTCCAGTTTGCGACGCTGCTTCCCGCCGTCGCCGAGGCCGAGGCCTCGAGCTCGCGCTCGAGCAAGTAGCGCCGTGGCGGCCGTCGAATGGATCACTCCCGAGGAGGTAGCGGCGTACCTCGATCTACCGGGGGCGCCTGACGACAACCTGACGCTTTCGACGGCCGCCGTAAAGGCGGCCGTCGAGGGCCGTCGCTCCGACCTATGGCTCGGCGGCGATCCGACCGCGACGCCGCCGGTCCCTGCCGTATTCACTCCCGGCGACGACGTGCACACCGGCTCGATCATTTGGGCCGCGCTCGTCTATCAAGCGCGCGGCCGGCTCGCGTCGGCGAACGAGTTTTTCGAGCCGCTCGGAACGCCGAGGCCTGACGTTATGCGGCTGATCGGCTGGCGCCGTCCGGAGCTCGCATAGTGGCCGCCGTCGCGACGTCGCCGGCGACGCTCGCGCGCGCGCACGTGCTCGAGCTCCTCGCCGCCGCCGGCATCGCCGCAACCGGCGACGTCGGCGCGTTCTACCCGCAACCGGCCGGCGTGCTCGTCGAGCTCCCGACCCTGACCGCGCGCACACTGGGAAAGTCGGCGACGTTCGAGGTCCCGATCCAAGTCGTGTCCGGCGATCCGTATTCGGCCGGCGAGTACGTGATCGATCGGCTCCTCGCGCTCGCCGACGACGTGGCGGGCGCCGTCCGGTCGATCACGTATCGGCCGACGACGTGGAGCTCGAGCTCGAACGCCGAGCCGTTGCCGGCCGTCGAGGTAACCGCCACCGTCACCGTTTCGACCGCATAGGAGGGATCTACAAATGGCCACCGTTTCTCCGTTCACCGATTCCCGGCTCGGGCCCGGAACGCTGACGCTCGGGCCGACGGCAACCGGCACCGACTATTCCGCGCAGCTCGCGAATGTCGTGCTGACGCCGAGCGTCGACTCGACCGACGGCACGCCGACGCTCGCCGTCCCTGACCCGCTCCCCGAGCAGAAGGAAACGTGGGCGCTCGAGGGCTCGGCGATCCAAGACTTCGAGGAGGCCGCCGGCTTTGTCAACTATTGCTTTGACCATTCCGGCGAGCTCGTCGATTTCACCTGGACCCCGGTTGCCGGGACCGGCACCGTCGTCTACGCCGGCAAGTGCAAGCTAACGGCCGTGCCGATCGGCGGCGACGCCGGCGTGCAGATCACGTCCGATTTCTCGTTTGCCGTCGAGGGCAAACCGACGAAAACGCCGCCGACGATCCTGCTCGAGGCGAGCTCGGGTAAGGCGGCGAAGTGAACCGTATTCGCGGCACCGTCACCTATGCGGACGGGCGGAGCGAGGAGTACGTCGCCGGCTTTCGCGCGCTGATCGCGTGGGAGAACTACGCGCGCCGGAACGGCATCGTGCACGACCCGACCGCTCCGGGCCCGAACGTCTACACCATGACGGCCGTGCTCGCGCATTACGCCGTCGCCGGCACCGAGGAGGGTTTCGCGACATGGCTCGATACCGTCGTCGACGTCGAGGCCGAACCCGAAGCCGAGGCCGTCCCTCCTTCCCTGCGGGCAGCGCCGGACGGATGATCGCGACGCTCGCCGTTGCGTTGCGCTGCTCGCCGCGCGAGCTCGCCGAGCTCGACGACGCCGAGCTCGCAACGCTCGTCGACGTGCTCGAGGCGAGCGTTCGGTAATGGCGACGCCGGCGATCGAAGTCGACGGGCTCCTCGAAACCCTCCGCGCGTTTCAGGGGCTCGAGCGCGATATGCGGCGGGTGGCGAACGGCGAGCTCCGCGACGCGGCGCGGACGTGCGCGAACGGCCTCGCCGTTGACCTACGCTCGGCGGCCGGCGGAGGGCCGCCGGTCGCGCCGCGCGTCGCCGGCTCGATCGCCGTCCGGTCGGACCGACTCCCGACGGTTGCGATCGGCGGCTCGCGGCGCGTCGGGCGGCGCGGCGCGCCGGCGGCGAAGCTGCTCTGGGGCTCCGAGCACGGGCCCGCCGGCGCCATTAACCATTTCGCCGTCGCGGCGAATAGCGCGGGCTACTGGATCGCGCCGACGACGAAAGCGTTTAAGAGCTCGCGCGCGATCGACATATTCAAGCGTGCCGTATTCGACACGATGAAACGCTGGCGGCTCGTCTAGTGGCCGGCCCCGGCAACATCATCATCCGTGTCGGCGCCGAAACCGCCGACGCCGTGCGCGGATTGTCGGCCGTCAACAAGTCGCTCGGGTCGACGATGACGACGACCGAGAAAGTGTCGGCCGGCCTCAAGAAAGCGGCGCTTCCGGCGGCCGCCGCGCTGACCGCGATCGGCGTCGGCGCGAAGTCGGCGATCGACGATGCCTCGGCGCTGAACGAGCAGATAAACAAAACGGCGACGGTATTCGGGCCCGCCGGCGCCGCCATGGAGGATTGGTCGAAAACGTTGGTCCAGTCGTTCGGTATCTCGAGCGAGGCGGCGCTCGAGGCCGCCGGCACGTTCGGCAACATGCTCGTGCCGATGGGGTTCGCGCGCGGCGACGCCGCGAAGATGAGCGAGACGATGGTGCAGCTCGCCGGCGATATGGCGTCGTTCAACAACGCGAGCCCGGAGCAGACGCTCGAGGCGTTGCGCGCCGGCCTCGCCGGCGAGAGCGAGCCGCTCCGCAAGTTCGGCGTGTTCCTGTCCGACGCGCGGCTAAAGCAAGAGGCGCTACAGCAGGGCCTCTACGACGGCAAGGGTGCCTTGGACGCGCACGCGAAAGCAGCGGCGACGTTCGCAATCGTGATGAAAGATACCGCCGACGCGCAAGGCGACTTCGCGCGCACGTCCGATAGCGTCGCGAACCAGCAGCGCATACAAGCCGCCTCGATGGAGAACCTCTCCGCGCAGCTCGGCCAGTCGTTGCTTCCGGCAATGCAGATGTTCCAGAAACTTTTGATTAGCGTCACGTCGTTTACCTCCGAGCACACTGGCGCCGTGAAAGTGCTCGTCGGCGTCGTCGCGACGCTCTCCGCCGGCATCCTGCTCGCGAACGCCGCGCTCAAGGCATACGCCGCCGCGCAAGCGATCGTCAAAGTCGCGACGGCGGCATGGACGGCCGCACAATGGCTCCTCAATGCGGCGCTGACGGCGAACCCGATCGGCCTCGTGATCGCCGCTGTCGCCGCGCTCGCCGCCGGCCTCGTCATTGCGTATACCAAGTCGGAAACGTTCCGTAACATCGTCAACGCCGCTTTCGCCGCCGTGAAGTCGGCAGTTATGTCGCTCGCCGAAGGTTTCCGCTCGCTCATGGCGGCAGCGAGCGCGGCGTTCGAGTGGATCGTCGCGCACTGGAAACTCGCGCTCTTCGCGTTCGGTCCCTTGGGCGCCGCTATCTATGTGCTCGTCGAAAACTTCGACAAGGTGGCGGCCGCCGCGACGGCGGCGTTCGGCGCCGTCAAGAGTGCGATCGACGGCGTGCTCGGCGCGATCCATGCCGTGATTAGCGCCGTCGAGAGTCTGATCGGCGCGCTCGGCCGGATTCACGTCCCGCATATCGACCTACCGGGCCCGCTCTCCCTGCCGACGGCGACGACGTTCGGCGGAGCTCCCTCGGCGCGCGGGGTGAGCTCGAGCTCGAGCTCGAGCACGCGCGCGCCGATCACCGTCAACGTGTATGGCGCCGTCGACGCCGAAGGTACGGCCCGCACGATTCTCCGGGTGTTGAACGCGCACGAGCGCCGGCTCGGGCTCGCGATATGACCCTCTGGCCGGCGAGCGTCGTGCTCGACAACGCCGTCATTCCGCTCGACGACGTGCTCGCCGACGTGTCGATCCATACCGGCCGGCAAGACATAACCGGCGACCCGACCCCGAGCACGTGCCAGCTCACGATGCGCGCCGTTACGTCGTCGTTCGTGAAAGGCTTTCGGGTCGGCGAGTCGCTCGCCGTTACCGTCGTCGGCGCGCCGGCCAGTAACTATCGCGCTAACGGCGATTTCGAGTCAACGGATCTCTCCGGGTGGTGGGGCCCGACGGCTCCGACGCGCGACACGACGACCTTTCACGCCGGCGCGGCGAGCGGCTACTTCGTCCCGAACCCTGACGGTTCTGGCTATTTCGGCGGCTGGACTAGCAACATGCCGACGGTCGAGGGCTCGCGTATGCGCGTACGCGCGTGGGTAAAGGGCTCCGCCACCGCGCCATCGTTCGCCCTCGTGCTCAACGGCTATAACCCGAACGATTACGGAATCGCGAGTGTCACAAAGCCGCTTACGACCGAGTGGCAGTATTTCGAGGCGGAGGGCGTCATTGCCGCCGGCAGCGGCGCAGGCGGCTACATCTACGGCGCGTCCAGCATCACGGTCCCGTATTGGCTCGACGATATCGTCGTCGAATGGCTCGACGAGCCCTCGCCGCGTTTCACGGGCCGGATAACCGACGCCGCGCTCCTCGACGACGTGCTGACCGTGATCGCCGCCGGCCCGCTCTCCACGCTCGGGTCCTACGTGATCGGCGCGGCGGACTGGCCGGTCGAATCATGGTCGGCTCGGGTCACCCGTTGCTTTCAGGAGGCCGGCCTCGCCGCGAGACTCGAGCTCGCCGTCGATCCGACCTTCGATCCGCAGCTCGCCGGCCGGACCACGGCGACGGCCGGCTCGACGACCCTCCGCGATATGTTGGCGTTTCTGGCGCCGATGGTCGGCGCCGCGATCGTCGACCGACCGAACGGCAATATCCTCGTGCAGGCGATCGGCGCCCGTAGCCTCGACAATATGGTCGCGCTCGATCCGGCATTGGTCGAGTTCGCGCCGGAATGGTCGCAAGTGTTGCCGCAGGCGAACGTCGTCACGGTCCGCTATACCGGCGACCAGTCGCAGAGTGTGACCGTGCGCGACGACTCGTCCGTCGCGCTGTACGGCGAGCGTCGCGCGACGATCGACACGTCGTTTACCTCGAGCGTCGACGCGACGACCCGCGCGAACCAGGCGCGCGCGCGCGGCTCGTTCCCGCATTGGACGATCCCGGAGACACCGGTGCTCGAGGGGCTCGAGCTGACGATCGGCGAGCCGCTCACTTTGACGATGCTCCCGCCGAGCTCGCCGTTCACCGCGTGGACTCCGATCGTCGAGGGATGGCAGGACCAGATAAGCGGGCCCGACTGGACAATGCGCGTCGCGCTCTCCGACCCCTTGGCGTCCGGGCTAATCCTCCCGTGGAACGAGCTCCCGCCGGATTGGCTTTGGAATACGATCAACCCGTCGACGCCGTGGAATCAAGCGCTGACGCTCGGCGACCTGGCGCCGGCCTAACGAGAGAGGACCGCGATGCCTGCGAACACGCCGAACAGCGCGCTTCCCTACCCGCTCCCGACCGAGCCCGTCGCCGAGGGCGCCTCCGCGATCCAAGCGCTCGCCGAGGCGCTCGATCCACTCGTGCGCGCGCCCATAACCAATAACACATTTCTCCGTGCGACATCCGGCGCCGCGTGGTGGCAAATAATCTCATGGTACGACGTTGCTAACGGCATCGGCGCGGTCGACGGCCAACAGTTCACTGTCAAATATGACGGCACGTACATCATGCTTCAGTTTGACGGCGTTACGCGCGCTTGGATTCCGCTCAACTTTGATCCGGGCTCGGGGTGGATGCCGTATTCGCCGGCGCTCACGGCGTCGAACGTGAATCCGAACCTTGGCACCGGCTTCACGAGCGGCCGTTACCAGCGAATCGGCTCGACGATTCACGCGCGCGCGAAAGTTCACTTTGGACCAGGCGGCTCCGTCGGCGACGGCGAGTATTACATCAGTCTCCCGCTTAACGGCATCGTCGGCAATGAGCGCGGGATCGGCACGTTCTGGGCTCGACACGGCGCCGACGTCCAGGGCGTTACGGGAATGGCGCGAATGGTGAACGCGACGAACGTCGGGCTGTACTACTCGGGGCAGAGTATTTGGGCGTGGACGCCGGCATGGAACGACGGCAGCGACGGTAACGAGTTCGAAATCGCCGTGACCTACGATATTTAGGAGGGACGATCGTGCAAGTTCAAGTGACCGTGAACCTCGCGCAAGGTGACGAGCGGCTCGAGTCGACGCCGGCGGAGCTCGCCGAATCTGTTCGGTCGGCGCTCGGCGCCGGCGACGGCGACACCGTGCAAGTGACCGTGATCGGCTCGGCGACCCTGCCGGCGCCCGCGCCGCCGACGCCGCCGGCGGCGACAAGGCCGGCCGACGTCGGATAGGCTCGCGTGCTGAGAGCGGCCGCGCGTGTGTGGGGGAAGGCAGGTGGCGATTATGGAATCGGCCGATGGCCTACGGGCCCGCTTGCTCGACGAGCTCCGTCGGATTCTCCGTGATCGAGCTCGGCGAGCTCGACGCGAGCTCGACGTCGGCGCGCTCGACGACCGACGCGCCACGGCGAGGAGTGCGGCGAACGACGACGCCCGCGAGGACGATCGACAGTAGCCGGCGCCGCTCGTCGACGCTGTAACCGTCCGACGTGAGGGCCTCGCGCACCGTTCCGCGCGCGAGCTCGAGCTCGCTCGAGGCGCCGAGGGCCTCGCGTTCGGACCGGCGGAGCTCGACGCGAGCGCGGCGCGCGTCGAGCCCGGTCCGGTAGGCCTCGGGATTCTGCTCCTCGAGCTCGAGGTTTCCGGCCCATTCGACTTCGCGCGCGACGGCCTCGGCGAGGCGGCGATCGGCGAGCTCGCGCTCGCCGGCGGCGTCGAGCTCGAGCTCGAGCTCGACGAGCTCGTCGGCGACGGGCCCGCACCATTCGAGGACACGCTCGATCACGTGCGCGTCGAGCACGGCGGCGTCGATAAACGCGCGCGCCGAGCAATGGCGCGTGTCGTTCGGACACTTGTACGACCATTTCCGAAGCGAGCCCGTTTGCGAACAGACGAGGCCTCGGCCGCACCCCTCACACTTCGCGATCCCGGCGAGCAGGCTTTTCGCCTTTCCGCCGACGTTCACGCCACCCGCGCGCGAGCGCACGCCGTTCACCGCTTGCACGGCGTCGAACAGCTCGGCGTCGACGATCGCCGGCGCGCCGTCGACGTTAACGAGCTCGAGCTCGCGGCCGTACCGGAGCTCCCCGATGTACGTGCGATTCTCGAGAATCCCTCTCACCGTCGACCGATAGGAACGGCGGCCAGTCGACCGCTCGAAATGCTCGAGACAGTCGCCGTATGACGCCCCTGCGGCGCGCAGCGCATAGAGCTCGCGCACGACGTCGAGCTCGTCATCGGGCCCGAGCTCGAGCTCGGCGCCGCGTTTAGGCTGACGGTAACCGAACGGAATACGCGCTTTGATCGGCCGCTTCTTCTCGATCGCGTTCGCTTTCACGGCCGCGAGCGTTTCGGCGGCCTGCTCCCACTGCATACGGGCAATGCCGAAAAACAAATCGCGCTGAAAACGTCCCTCGGGCGTCGTCGCGTCGAACGACTCGCTCGCCGACAAAATGACGCCGCCGGCGTTCTCGATCCGCTCGACGAGCTCGATCCTGTCGCGCGGCGCGAGCCTCGAGAGCCTCGAGAGGTTGTAGACGATGATGCCGGCGAGCTCGCCGGCCTCGATCCGCTCGACGATCGCGTCGAGCACGGCGCGATTCTTCTTCGAGCCGCTGACGTCGAGCTCGGGCTCGAACATTTCGACGTCGACGCCGGCGGCCGTCGCTTTGACCGCAATCGCCGAGGCCTGGATCTCAGGGGACCGCAGCCGCTCGTCGCGCTCGCCGACGCGAGAAACCCGCACGTAGCCAGCAAATCGTTTCGAGCTCGCTTGCAACTTCGTCCGATCAGTCGTACTCTCGCGAACCATGCCAAACACCTTCCTTCCGAGTGGGAACTATCTGTCGCCATCCAGAATAGCAAAGCTACAAATGGTTCCCCCGATCGTCGAGGGGGAGCTGACCCGGCGGCGTCGCGCCCGCCGGCGCCGTTGCGCGCGTATCGCCGCCGTGGCGGCCGCCGCCGAGGCCGTGCTCGCGTTCCTTGGGGGGCGCGCTTCCGCAGCCGTTAGCGCGCACGAGCGCGCGAGCACGGCGCCGCCGGCGAGCTCGAGCTCCGCCGTCCGGCGCTGGCGCGCCGGCGCGTTCGCCCGTTGCGTCCGCTTGCGGGAATCGAGCAACGGCCGCGCAAGCCGCAATCTGTACGGGATGCTCGACGGCTGGACCGTCGCCGGCGGCGACGGCGACGCCGCCGAGGCCTCGATCGCCGAACAGGATTACCGGGCCTGGCGGCTATGGCGCCGGTACGGCGATTCACCCTGGCGGCCGTATGACGGTTGCGTCGATCGGGGGCTCGCATGAGCGAGCTCGACAATCACGAGGAGCCCGAGGTAGGCGATCCGCTTTCGGCGGATGCGACCGACGTTTACGACGAGCTCCAGGCGGAAGATCACGCCGCCGCCGCCGCCGGCGCCGGCGCGACTGAGGGCGGATGGTGGGAGTACGCATACCGGGGCTCGGCGCCACCCGTCGGGCCCGAGTCGCTGACGCGCGCTCTCTATTACCCGAACAATCCGGCCGAAAAGCCGGCGAGCCCTGCCGGCGCCGACGTCGAGGCGTTCAAGCGCGCGATTTCGCGCGCCGGCCGTTGGCCGTGGCAAACGTTCGACCGCGCGTATTCGCGCGGCTTCGCGCTCGGCACGTCCGGCATGGTCGGGCATACCGGCGTCGCCGGCTTTCAACGGCAGCAGGGCATACAGGCAACCGGGCAGCTCGGCGACACGACCTATCAAGCGCTGCGTTATGCGCTCGTTCCCGAGGGATTCCCGCATGAGGGCGAGCACGTGCTCGACGGCTATGCGGTCGAGCTCCTCGAGCAGTACGCCGCGAGCGTGCCCGACGACGACGAGCTCGACCAGGTGCGCGACGCAATCGCCGATTACTGTCTTGAGTCGATCCAGTGGGCCGGCGGTATTCACTACCGCCAGGAGCGGCCGATCGCGTGTTTCGGCGTTCCGCCCGCTGACGGCTTCACGACGGATTGCTCGGGCCATTCGACGGCGGCGTATTACTGGGCGCGCGATGTAACCGGTCTGCCGGTCCCTGATCCGAATCATCGGGGCTTTGACGGCTACGGCTATACCGGGACGCTGATCGGCAACCCGCACGTAACGAGCGGCGCCTATAAGCGCGGCGACTTGGCGCTGTATGGGCCGTCGACGAGCGCGACGTCGCACGTGTGCACGTGTCTCCGCGACGGCAACTCGCAAGAGTCCGAATGGTGTTCGCACGGTTCCGAGGAGGCGCCGTACCTCGTGCAGCTTCACTACCGGTCCGACCTGCTCGTCGTCGTGAGGCCGGCGCTATTGCCGTGATGCTTCGCGCCGGATATTCGAGCTCGAGGCGCGAGCTCACTCCTCGGATGCGCGACGTGCTCGACGCCGGCGATCGAGGCGAGTCGCAAGCGCAAACGGCGCGCCGGCTCGGGATAAGCGTCGCGTCCGTGAAAACCGCGCGCGGAGGCCTGCTCGCTCGGCTCGGCGCGCGCTCGATCCTCGAGGCCGTCGCGATTGCGCGACGCGACGGACTCCTATGAGAAGGCCTCTTTTGCTCGATCTATTCTGTGGCGCCGGCGGCGCCGCGATGGGCTACCACCAAGCGGGGTTCGACATCGTGGGCGTCGATAACCGGCCGCAACCTCACTACCCGTTCGAGTTCATTCAAGCGGACGCGATCAGCTACCCGCTCGACGGCTTCGACGCGATCCACGCCTCCCCGCCCTGCCAGCACTACAGCCGCCTCGGCGCCATGCACCCCGCACGCCGAAACGGCCATCCCGCCCTCATCGAGCAGACTCGCGAACTCCTCCAGGCCACCGGCCTGCCCTGGGTGATCGAGAACGTCGAGGACGCACCGATGGCCCACCAGCCCCGGCTTGACGGCACCTGGGGCATCGTGCTCTGCGGCTCCATGTTCGGCCTCGGCGTCGAACGCGGCTACCTGCGCCGCCACCGCCTCTTCGAAAGCAATATCCCTATTGCCCAGCCGTTATGCCGTCACCGCGGTCCTGCCGTCGGCGTCTACGGCCACGGCGGCCACTCCGGCAAGCACCGGATGCTCTACCGCGATGAGGCCGCCCAGGCGATGGGGATCGGCTGGATGACCCGTGACGAGCTCAGCCAGGCGATCCCGCCCGCCTATACCGAGCTGATCGGCGCGCAGCTCGTCGAGGTATGCGGGTGAACGAGCCGCGTTGGCACGCCGAACGGGCCGACGAGCTCCTCGCCGGCATCGCGCAGCTCTCATCGCAGCTCGAGGCGATGACGCGCGAGGAGCGCGATGAGGCGGCTCGGCTCGGCGCGCTCGCGCGCGCCAACGCGGATTTGCGTTGGACCGCGCAGCTCGCCGTCGCGCACGCGCTGACGGCGCTCGCGCTCGACGGACGGCTCCGCCGATGAGCTCGACGGCAATCGCCGCACTGCTCGTCGTGCTGTACCTCGCGTTCGTGCTGACGGGCAAACGCCGCCGATGAGGCCTCGGAGCTCGCCGCGCTCGCGGTTGCCGTTCAATGCCGTTCCGGGGCTCGAGCCCGAGCCCGAGCTCGGCGAGCATGAGACGCCATCGCTCGCGACGCTCGAGCTCGCATGGTCGGTCAACTCGACTTCGTTGCCGTTCCTGGCGCGCGTGATCGCCGACGCCGGCGGCTTTCGTCCCATCCTCGCCGACGCTTACCGGATAGCTCACGGCGACCAGTCGACGACGCGCAGCGAAACGCGCGAGAGCGCGAGCGGGCCCGACGTGTAGCCGTCGCCGGACGGCCGTGAGTGTATAAGCGGCGCTAATGAGCGCGCCGAAACCATAAGCAACTCTGATAGTTGCTATGGCGCGTTGTGCGCTCGGCGCCGAGCCCGGACGCCGAGCTCGAGCAACGCGAGGGCTCGGGGCGAGGCGTATGCGCTCGGCCTGGCACGGCACCTAACCACGAGGGCTCGACTCTCGCAGCGCGTTAGACGGGCTCTCAGGGCCTCGCCGAGGCGGCCGCTACCGTTCCGCGTATGCGATCGGCGGCTTGGACCGCGCACGTTGCGAAGATTCGGCCCGAGCTCGAAGCGCGCGCTGACGGGCGTTGCGAGCTGTGCGGTGAGCCGTTCGATCCTGAGGCGCCGGCGCGTTCGCCGCGCTCGCCGAGCGTGGATCACGTGGCGCCGTTGCACGCCGGCGGCGCCGAGCTCCCGCCCGTCGACGAGCTACGCCTGGTTCACGTTGGGTGCAATAGCCGTCGAGGTAACCGCACCCGCGCCGCTGCTCGGCGCGCGGGCGTGCCGATCGTCCGGCCTGCGGTCGAGCTCGTCGACGAGGAGGAGCCGCGCGTCGTGGTGTATGCGCAGCGTCCGCGCTCGTCGACGGCGGCCGCTCGTCGTCGTGCGTCCCTCGTCGACCATCCGACGTTGTTCGACGAGCTCGTCGTCGAGGCCTCGGCGATTGCGAGCTCGAGCTCGTCGAGCTCGTCGGGATCTTTAAGGGCTCCGGTGAC